CGGGCGTTGTTGGTGATGCCTGTTATATCAGTACCGTAGAGAAGGTAATTGATAATGGCCAGAAGGTCATTAACCGTCACATTAGCGGGAGGTGTGAAGCCATTGGAATAGACGACTTGGTCGCCAAGTCCCCTACTACCCTTGCGGATTGAGGAGCGCTCGTCAATGAGCTGGAGCTGTTTGGGATAACTAGCCATGATAGTTTATGCTATTTGTAGTTGAAGGAACGCCTCGACCTGCAAGGACCCTTTTGCTTGATTGCAGGGGCGACAAGCAGTCACGCAGTTCTCGGCGTTAGTAGGCCCGCCCTTCGACCGAGGGCGAACATGATCAATTGTCAGGTTAGAAGTAGAGCCGCAGTAAACACAACAGTGCCCATCTCGGGCAAAGATTTGGTCGCGCCACAGCCGCTTAGCATCACTGCTGCGGAGGACGACAAGGTTGTAGAGATAGGCACCGGGAGTTTCCATTGTGAGGGGTTACTTCTTAGTAGATTTGCCGTTGGCTCCATTACGGGCTCGATTCTTTTTGGGCGATTCGGCGACGAGCTTGCCGGATTTTGTGTGGGACATATCAGCACCACCCTTGCCATACACGCCCCGACGCCGTCTTTCAGCGTTTAGTTCGGAGCGGTATTGGCGGTTGGCGGCTGTCTTGTTACGCTTACGCTGGGCGGCATTCTTCTTCCGCCTTGCCTCAGGATTTGCGGCGTAGTATCGAGCTGATCTCCCAGGGTTCTTAGAACGTCTGGGTGCCATCAGCTGATCTCCTCTTGCACTTCGTCGAAGCTCAGCTCAGGGATCAGGCCAGCAAGGCTGGAGAGAGGGCTGTCTTCAACGGGTACACCCGTGATGTCATTCTTAGCCAGCCAATCAATGGCGGCACGAAGGTCTGCAGTTGTAGCCTCGCCGCTCTGGATACGGCCGATCAGTTCTTTGGTGAGGATGCCGTGGAGCATCTCGAACATCTCAGCCGTAGCCATTGTCGGCTCTTCTTTCTTGCTAGCCATAATCGTCACTTACCGATTTCTTCGATTTCTTGATACAGAGCGATGAGCTTGGCCTTGACGGCTTCCACCTTCTCGTCTTCCTTACGGAAGGGCTTCTGGCCATCGACGATGGACTTCAGCAGTCCAGCCACGCTGTTGTTCTTCAGTTTGCTTGCGCCCACGACCTCAGAGGCGATAAAGGCAACCAGGAAGCCGATGGTTTCGTAGGTGAGTTTGATGCCAAGGATTTCAATCATGTTACTGGTAGTAAAGAATGTGTGTTAGCTTGTTAGCGAAGGCATCTATGAGTGACATAGATCCCGCAGGGATGGGTAATGTTCCATCCCACACAACGACGATGAGGCCCCAAGCATCACCACCACCAAAGATGGTGCAGGCGGTGTTGGGTTCCTTCCTGTCGAGAATTGTGCAGATGTCCATACTGAGCTTCCCCACATCATCAGACTCATCTGGGTGGAAGGCTCCAGCAGGTATGGGGTCAGTGCCCTGACCAACCTTGTGCATAAGGTTCAAGGAAGTAGAATCAGGCCAGCTGTATAGCCAGATACCCTTGATTTGTGGGTAAGCAGCGTGGAAGTCCTCCATCAGCTTCTTAACTTGTTCTGCAACAGACTTGCTCTTAGAAAGCATCTCAGACACAGGGATGAACCTGTCGCTTCTTTCTAAGAAGTTGTAGTAGAGATCGAAGCCAACGAAGGAGGTCAGGGAGACGAGCATTAAGGTAAGAGCCTTTCTCGTAAACTCTCCCCAGTTCTTGTCGGGGTGTACAACATCGTGTAGCACATCCAGTAGTTTTTCAAACATTACTAGACATAGAGATACCAGCCGGTATCAGGTCCATCAACTTCCCATCGGGGCAGCCAGTTCTTACGGCTGTAGGAGATCCCCTTCCCATTGGAGTGGTTCGCATAACCACCACCGACGAGAGCAGCCTCGCCATTGGGATCGTGGAAGATGAAGTGTGTTTTGGTGTATCCGATGATGATCGACCAGTGCCCCCCACCAGTAGGAGCACTTACCGGACCCTTATGCAGCCAACCGACAGCAACTGGCTGGCCTGCATCTATGAGTGCTTCGAGATCCTTTGCGGTCCCGTTGGACTTGAATGTTGGAGAGAGGCCGAGCTTGGTTAGCGCCCCAAGCTGTGCCCCCAGGTCAGTGGTATCTCCAAAGTTCTGACGGATCAGGTTGTACTGATCGTCCGACTTAACCTTCCCTTTATAGGCAGCGAGCATTGCACAGGAGGAGCTGAAACACTCCCGGTATCCTTTGCCGCTCTTGTTGTCGTTCTGATAGAAGTAGGGGACCTTGAGCGGATTGCTCGCAGGAGGCGTCTGCGCTCCCCTGTAAGCCTGCTTAAACCACTCAAGGGTATCTTTCCCTAGCCGAGCCTCTAAGGCGTCCCAGGCGGCATTCTGGTGGGGCTCGTCTATATAGTACTTTGCCGCATTACGAAGAAATGACATCTGGCCACGGGGTTAAGCCTTGGATCAGGCCCAAGGCAGTCCACCAGCTTTGGTGGGTTGACGTTGTTCATCCAGTTGTGCCTGGAGTGCAGCTTCGATGGCGGTGACCTTTTCTGCGGTCAGCCTTTCTTTGACCCAACCCACCACGGTTGCTTCGGTGAGGTCAGCAAAGGGGACAAGGGCATTGCCACGCTCAAGACCAAGTGAGCCGTAGGCACCCGCACTGTAGGTGGTGCCATCAGTAGCATTAACGGTGTAGTGAGCGGTGTAGACGTAACCATCAGAGGTTTCACGCTCAAGGTTGGCAATGTTCCAAGTGAAAGTGGTAGACATGGTTAGAAGTTAGTAAAGGTAAAGAAAAAGGCACCCCGAGTTGTGGAGTGCCTGTGTGAGGGTTAGTAGTGAAGGGGACTTCTATCGCTAGGCAAAGGTGATTATGGGCAACGTAAGTCCATCGGAAAGACCAC